TCCGCTCAAGTGTCCGTCAATATTAGAGTTTGTTGCTGTGTAGTTGGTGGCTGTGTGATCCGCGCTCAAATCATCCGCGCTCAACGTGATTACACCAGTTGCACCGTTCACAGAATCGACGGGTGCGCTCGTGAGATAGGTGCCATCATCGTTGAAGCGTCCGACATCGATAGTGCTGATTGCAGTACTCACGCTTTGATTACTGGCGTCGCCGAGGAAGATCTTTCCGTCATCGAGGTTAGGAGTAGCGTTACTGCGACCCGCTCCCCCTACTTTGAGGATGCCCGCACTCGCATCGGCACGCACAACGCGCCCGATGTTTTGAATGAGGTTCGCCTCTCCCGCTGGAGCTGAGTTCGTGAGTGCGCCCGCAGTCGTCTCAGAAACGTAGAGCGTATCCCCACGGCTCAAAGAGTATGTCGTTGTGTTGTAGGCCTCCAAGTTTCCGAAGGTGACAACCTGTACCTCGGCTCCTGAGTTTGCGTTGTGTGCAGCGAGGCCAAACGCGGGCATCGTTGAGGCGGAGTCTGCTCGTGCAAGTCCCACGGTCGGGACGGATCCCGAGACGCCGATGATATAAACAGCGTCACCTTTATTGATGGGACCACCGCTCGCGTTCTGCGCTTTGAATTGGACGGCTCCATTAAGGTTACTCCACGCAGTGAGATAGCGCTCGTCCTCGGATCCGAGAGAGTGAGTCACGTCTGCATCGGGGATCACGTCAGCGCCGATTGTGATCTCTCCCGCGCCTCCTGGATCGATGACGATGTCGCCGACTCCTGAAGTGATGCTGTGTCCATTCACATCGAGATCACCCCCGAGTTGAGGAGTAGTATCATCGATGAGCTCAGAGTCTACGTTGTCAATGCGGTCGAGCTTCGCGTCGTCGAACGTGCCCCCCATATCTGCGTTAACGATGATCGCGTCGTCTGCGTCATAAGTGACTCCGCCGCTCGTCCCCCCAGTCGAGATCTTATAATAATCCCCTTGAGTGGCGTTCGCGAGTGTGGTCCCAAAGTCCGCGACATCGATCGTCCCGCGATACGTGATTCCACTCACGATCCCTGCGATCTCTGCTTGGAGGCCTGCGGGCGTCACGGCGATCAGTTCGCTTGATCCTCCCGCCTCGGCAATCGTGGCGAGTCGAACTTTGCCTGATGTGGTCGTGGTCGCGTCAGCGATGGAGGCCGCTCCCCCTGATGTGTAAATTACGCTCATTAGATTCCGCGCTCCCATAGAGTGAGGTACGCAGTAACTTCCGCGCCCCCTGAGTTTGAGATTGAGATTTTCAAGGCACTGAACAAGGGCGCTTCTTTGCCCGCGAGCATCACCAGGTCATCCGCACCCGACGCCAGAATATGCTCTTTGAACTCGACGTGCCCTGCGGGACGGAGTGACACGTCGAACGTTGCGCCGACGGGTAAATCCCCTACGCTGATCTGAGCGTTCGCGGGATATGAATCCATCTTCCAACGTGTGACGCTCGAGTCGAAGATGATGTCTCCGTCGCCTGTGCGACTGAGTTGAATTGTTTTGTATGCGCTCATGGGCTAGCTCCTTTTAACGGCAGTATAACAGATCAATGATACTCACTCCCCACAACCTCGAGCCACCATCCATCGAGCTCGGGTGAATCGTCCTCGATGATGTCTCCGCGCTCATCGATCATCGAGCCGAAAGAATCGACATAAGAATGTGAGAAGCGATCTCGCCTCAATACTGAGTGAGCAATCCAGAGGGAGAGTACTGTATCGTCATGTTTCTCGCGACCGAGTCCCCAAAGTTCCGAAATCAGTGGCTCAATCATGCGGCGATCATGTTCGGTGCGGGATGGGAGAATGACTTTGCCATTCTCGAAGAGGACGCTCAGCGACGCAACACCCGACCATGGATCCGCTTTCTTCGCGCCCGTGGTCAGATGAGGAACGAGAGGAAGATCGGTGGAGGACTTCAAGCCCACGTAGTGCATTTCTCCGAAAGCGTTACGCTCGACAGCCACGGAGCTCACGCGCCCCCCGAAACGGTTGAACTCCTCGAGGACTGCTCGCTTGAGCTGCGCGGGAGTTAGACCTCGCTTACGGTAGAGTCCGAGGAGATAGTGATCTCCAGAGTCGAGGTCTCTCGCCCAGGTCGTCCCGACCGTGAAGTCTGTGTCTCGTGCCTCTGCTTCGGCGACGCTCTGCACGAGCGAGAAGTCCCATCCCTGCACGATCTCCAAGCGCTCTACGTGCGGCGGGATCTGATACATCGACAGTTCGCTCCCTCTATTTTTGGCATCACTGAGCCACTCGAATCGAAACGCAGAAGCCGAGTCATCTTGAACCGCGTGCTGAAACTCGCGGCTGAAGAGTTGAGCACCCATCGATCGCCGTTCCCTCAGCAGGTATTCGATCGGACGCTCCTCGGGCCATAGCACCTCTGATTCTCCTTCGATGCTGACTCCGCAGATTACCTCTCTCCCCTCGCGCGTCTCCGTCTCGTAGCTGTATGAGGTCGGCATGCGCTTAATCGCAGGGTCTTCGATCAGAGCCCATGAGGGATCATTGATCATATCCCCGTAGAGATCATCATAATGTTTGCGAGTTCCGATAACGGCGATCAAGCCTCCACGCGAGAGCATCGGGAGGACTGTGGCCTTGAACCAGCGCTTAGTTTTCGCGCGTTGTGCTGCGGTGTGACAGCTCATATCAGACTCGAGGTCATCGGCGAGAACGAGATCAAAGTGCGCTCCCGTCACGGCTCCCCCTGAGCCGATCGCGGTGATCGTAGGATCGACGCTCTCAAGGTTGCGAGGGACATACACTTGAGTTTGAGTCCAGGGCGTATTCTCATCCTCGAAGGGAAGGCAACCGATCGAAGCATCTGATCCCCAATCCGAGACGATGCGCTCGGAGCGGAGGAGCGCCTTCACTCGCCTCATCCTCTTCTCAGCTTGGCTCGATGACTCACAGATCCAGAGGATTCGCACGTCGCGATTCAGAGCGATCGCGCGGACTGCGTAAGAGATCGCGGCTTCAGTTTTCCCGTGATCGCGAGGCGCGAGCACAAGCTGACGCCCTTTGTCGCCTTGCTCTCGGGCGGACTCCCATGTGCGATCGAGTTGATCAAACCACCTCGAGCGATGCGCAGCGTATCTCATCCCGCAGTAATACGAGTCGAAGAAGACACATGACATGCGCGACAGTGCGCGACGTTCTTTTGGGCTCGAGGGTAATAAAACTCGTGACATCTTGACTCCTCTCCTATATGTCAATCGTATCATAACACACACAGGAAGGAACTCGATGCTCTGCTTAATCGCTGTTATCTCAATCTATGGGGCGCAGATCGGAAGTGACCCCGCTCAACGTGCGCTCGATATATGTCGCGAGGTCGAACACCGCGCGAAGGCGCGAGAGCTGGATCCGATGATCGCGGTGGCGATCGCTGCCGAAGAATCCCGATTCACTCGTCCCATCAGCAGCGCTGGCGCAGTGGGACCACTTCAAGTGTTGCCTCATTATTGGTGTCCCAAGAAAGGCAACTGCAACGAAATCGAGGCGGGCCTCGATGCGATGGCCTATTATCTCAAGCGTGCTCGAGGGGTCGAGAGTAAAGCGTTCATGTGGTACGCTGGAGGAGAGGGACCACGCTCAAGAGACTATGCTCGGAGAGTCAGTAAGCGTTTGAATTACTTACGTAAATCAATGTCTCGTCGCTCAAAGCCAACTTCACACTGACCTCCTCCGCAGGCTCCCTCACTCATCATCTCCGTGTTATCCTCTGACTCAAAGACCTCAGAGTAATCAACGGGTTGATAGAGATCTCGGAGGATTTGCCACCGCTCAACAGCCTCGATCTTTTTGAATCGATGAAGGTCTGCGATCTCGATCTCATCGGGATCATAGATTTTTTGAAACGGGGCTTGAGGATAGTCATAGTCTCCTGACGCTCCGAGACACGATACACCCCCGAAGTCTGAGCGACCGTCGAGTAACGTTTGAGCCACGTCGTCCCACTCTGATTCCGAGACTGTACATGTGTTCGAGACATTGTGAGTTAGGTTCGCGACGCTATTCGGGCGCGAAGTCCCTACATGTACCCAGCTCTTTTGAACTCGTTTGACCCAGCTCAAGAACTCTGTCGCGCTCAGGTCATCGCGAGTCAGCGCTCCCGAGGGAGCCTCAATCGCGAACTCGATACAATAGTCCTCTCCCGAGGAGCTCCACACGCTATCACTCACCGCATGGGGATTCGCTTGAGCAAATGCTTGCGCGATCGCTGAATGCTTCGGGACTTGGATGCGTCGGATATAGCGTCGCGAATGTTCAGGGTGAACGCCACTCGCGCAACCGAGATTTACAGCCGCGTTGCCGCTCGGTTTGACGCACGTCACACGTGCGGGAGGATTGGCGAGACCGACGCGCTCCCAACTCTGCGAGGCTGTGCGCGAGGCGATCTCCGCGAGATGTCGCAGGGTTGCGCGATCCCGAGCCCATGCAGGAGCACCGCTCAGTCCCGTCAACGATACGCCAAGAAGACACTCCCTCTCGAGGATTTGTCGGGTCGCTGTAGACGAGAGATAGTCTCCCTCAGTGCCTGTGTACTTCGCTTGAATGAGCCCGAGAATCGTGGCGAAATATACGGCGGTCTCAGCGTCCCTCATGTTCTCCCATGCGCTCGCGTTGACCTCACACAAATTGCAAAACTGCCACGCGCTCTCGAACGTGTAACCTTGCTCCTCCCACGCTCCCCGAAGCGCGGGGTCCAGTAGGTCTAGCGAATACTCACAGATTTCAGTACCCTCGGGATCGCGAATGTAAACAGGGCACATTCCGATCTCGACGCATGGATTGAACGTGATCTCCGTCGAGTCAGCCCAAATCACCCCAGGCTCTCCGAAGCTGCGCGTTGATCTGAAGATGCGCTCAAACTTGGCTTCAGCTGCATCGTCGTCACGGAGCACAAGCGCGGAGATGTTAGCTCGAGCGCGATAAGGGTACTGATCCCACCATCCCGCTTCGCTCTTATATTCGACCATCTCTTCATCATCAGCGCTGAAGAGACACAGCAACGCAGAGCGACGCACTCCTCCCGCGAGCACGCAATCCGCGAGGATGCACATGAGATCACTCGCATCGACGGGGCGAAGGTTCGCACCTCCCCGAGAAATTAAGAGCGCCTCCGCTCGTGTCAACGCGACTCTGAGCGGATAAGCCGAGGGGGCCTTGCCTCCGCAGCTCGCAATCGGAGCCCCCTTCTCTCGGATCAGAGAGAAGTCAAACGACGGGATCGAAGCGTCGGGATCGACGTACGCCATGATCAGAGCGTCGAGCGCATCCGCCCATCCCTCGATCGAGTCGGGGATCACATGAGGCTGATGACGCTTCCCGCTCATCGCGCTAGGCCCTAGGATCTCAGGGAGCGCGGCGACGTGATGGCGCTGGACGGAGTAACCAACACCCGCGCCACATAACAACAGATACAAGGCTTGAGCGAATCGATGAGGGTTATCCACATAGCACGATGTGCAGTTGTATGATCGCGCGTGTTTCTTTAATACCGCGTCACCTCCGAATTGGAGGGATCGTTGCGACCCGAGAATGCGCCGCTCGTTGATCAAGCGCGTGATCTCGGAGAGCTCAACTGTGAGGTCGTCAGCTCGCTCTCCAAGAAACTCTCGGTGCATCTCCATCACGCGCGAGGTCGCCTCGCTCCACGTCTCGCGCCTCCCCAGATCTGCGCGATATCTCGCGTATTTTTGGGTGAAGTTGAAATCGGCGAGCGCTCTGCGTTGAGGGTCGTCAAGTGTCCTCGTTTGGTGTGTCATATCTCTTCTCCTGATCAGCGAGGTACGCTGACCCCTTTTGTATCGCGATATCAAGGGAGGCGAGATAATCGGGGAAGCCGTGTTCAGTTTCATGCACACGCGCTCCCCGTGTCTCTAAGTCCTCCGCATTCAACGAGCGTTTTGTGGGATGATGCCACGCTCGGAAATCGAGAAGATACCACTCTCCCGCGAGCCTAACAAGGATGAGAGCGAGATGACCCCAGGCTACCATTTGACCGAGTGCCTCAGACTGAGGAGTTCCGACGCATCCAAGTTGAACTCTTTTTCCTTTGCGACTTTTGACTTCCATCAATCCCGCGCGACCGTCACTCAACCACAACTCGAAATCAGGCCCAGAGGCTCCCGTGTTCACGGCCTTAAAGAGTCCGTCCTTCACTCCTCCCACTCGCCGATAAGGCTCATGTCTCTTTCGCACCTCAGCCTCATGTCTCACGCGGTAGAGCGTCGCCGCTTGCTCCACTAAGTACTCCGCGTTTGCGCCCGATCGTTGGGCTTCTTTGTTCGCGGCTCTGTGGTTTCGGCTGGGAGGTCGTCTTCTCATTTGGGGCCTGTACTCTCTTCTCATAATGCTTGTATCCCTAGAGGGCTCATGTGAAGGTAAACGATCACAACACAGAACCAAAGGATAACACATGGCCATCGAACAACGCTCACCCGTCATCGCGATCGAGGGAACCATCGGCGCAGGGAAATCGACGCTCTGCCGATGGATCCGAAAAAACTTGGGAGGCGCGGTCATCGATGAAGCTGCGTCGTCTCTGCATGCAGACTACGCCGCCGACCCCGAACGATGGGGATTTACGTATCAGATGGCTCTCCTCACTCAGCGAGTCCGCACGCTGAGACAAGCGCACAATCACTCTCTGAAATGTGAAGGCCCCATCTGGCTGGATCGCTCCACACTTGGTGAACGGGCGTTCGCGGAAGCGAATCGCAGAGTAGGGAGACTGAGCGCGATTGAGTATGATATCTGGGAACGCGCTTTCGGGGAATACAATAAGCTCCTCGACCCTCCTGATATCACTGTGTTTTTAGATGTCGATTGTCACAAAGCATCCGAGCGAGCAGTCCTCCGAGATGGAGGCGGAGATGCTGTGGATCGTGAATATATGATCGAGTTGCAATACGCATATGAGCGCGGATACGAGGATCTCAAAAGCCGAGGCGCGTGCTTTATCAAGGTTCCCTGGGGGCAAGACTACGCGCCTCATCAGTACTCAGTTCATGCAGATATCCTTGTTTCGAGAATCGTGAATGAGTTCAATGATGTACTGATTGAACATAACTAAGTGACTAAGAAACTTAGCATATTAGAGTTCTTGTAAATATCGGTTGACACATAGAAGAGTGTGTTGTACTTGTACGAAACCCACAACGCACAAGACTCCGAGAAGGAACTCATATGCACACTACATCATCCACGATCATCGATGATTTAAAAACCCCCTCCACATGGACGGAGCTCGTTCAACGCAACGCGATCATCCGCGAAGACGCATCATTCGACCACGCATTCGGCACAGAGCACCGAGAATCATATGAGGTCAGCGAAGTCCACACCCGATACATGACTCAATGTTTCGTCGTCGAACTCGACTCGTTGGGCTCTTGGCTTTGGTTTCGCGAGATCCCCGCAGAGCTCGAGTTTCA